ATAGAGCGGACTGCATAAGGATCACGGTTCTTCCAACTCGGCTCGTCCCAGGAACAGATCGCCGATGCGCCTCCCACGACAACACCATCGGATGTGCGAACGAGATCAACATAGGACTCAAAGCCGCTATCAATGGGCTTTGTCTCTCGCTCCCGTGGCACGACGCCCAAGATTGCACCCATTGTCGTCCAGGCCTCAACCTTCACGTAGTCCTTGTCACGGATGCGGACTGAGAGGCCTCGATCTCGGATGATCTTCGCCAGTTCCTTGGCGATGGATGTGGCACGGGCGATTACATCTTCGGGCCGCATCTGGATTGTCCCTAACTGGACTTGATTGGGGACAGCTAGATCGGTAGATTCCTCATTCATGTCATTCACCTTTCTGCAAATCGAGTGGGAGAACTGCAAGCGTCATAGACAGAGTTCCCAATAGTTTGTCAAGCCACTCGGGAACTTGGTCCGCATCATGCTTTAGGGCCTCTGTCATTATGTTGTCACACGCTGACTTGACTTCAAGCAGCGCATCGGCGTCGGCCAACAATTGGTCCATTACCTCAGTAGCTACTTCATAGTCGCCGATCTCAAGTGTGTTCCTGTGGTATAGGTGTCTTGCTCGGATATCCTTCCACGGGTCACTCATCTGCTTCCTTCCCTTCCATCATGAGTTGACAGGATCGGTGAGCCAGCTTGGTAGTGACAAGTTTGGTTCCGCCACCCCTAAGCTTTTCATAATCGTAAGGGTCACTAAACTCCAGGTTGGTAGGTGGGATCCAAACGACTTCATCTCCTTTACGGATTCTCTGTTTGCAGATACCGCACCTACCGGGGAACTTGGCGGTGAAGCTACTCATGATCCGCTTCCTGGGCGCTCTCTGTGATGTAGTTATCCCCTTGCTGTTCGAGTTGGAGGAGGACTTCGTTCTTGTTTTGCAGGCCGCGAGGCTTCAGGGCACGAAATGCTGCACGCCAGGCAGCAATGTCTGCTTTGAGCAGTGCCACTTCATCCGGGAAGCGTTGGACAAACACTCCATAGACAAGCTCCGCTACATCCTTCGATATCCAGCCCTGCATGGTAGCTGCTGTGAGATGGTCCATTAGCCACTGATGCGGAACATCTGGGGTCATTGTGGCTTCTCTAGTCGTGCGATCTCTGCCTCTATCTCGCTGTGACCTTTTATCAAGACCCATCCATAACAGGAGCCATGCCATCTCCACTTTAAGCCGAACGATCTGAGGTCACGATTCCAGATGAGCGATACATTCTCCATCGCCCATAGGACGCATATTGCTGGGATGAGAACGGGCCATCCGGCGATCATCATGAGCGCATACCCAGAGTCTTTGAAGATTCGAGCGGTGATTACTGCAATCGCTACTCCAATTGCCAGCCACGCTAAAAACAACTGTAGTGCCGTCATTGGTCCCTCCTTCGTGGGGCGAAGCTTGCTTCAAGATTGGATTAGCCAGAAGCCTCAATCAGCCCAAAGATGATGAACGCAGCCCACAGGAAGATGATGAACAGGGTTTGCCTAGAAAGGGACATCTATAGGCCTTTGTGAAACAAATAGATTGTGAACAAGATGCCGATAATAGGCACGATCAGATAGAAGATTATGATAAGGATCGACATTGGCGTTTGCCATAGAGTTTCTTCTGATAGTATCGGGCTATTTGGCGAAGTGATATGACTTCATCCTCCAGTTTTCGAAAGTCGGCAAGTACGGCTCGGATGTCTTCGGTGAGTTGTTTGTTCTCCTCGCGAAGCAAGGCTACTTGTAAGTCATTAGAAGGGGACATCCATGTGCTCTCTTTCTCGGACCCAATAGAGTGAGTTGAGTTGATCTACCATTTCTGCATTAGCTTTCAACAGGTTATCCCGTTGAATGAGCAGGGAAGTAACCTCGTCGGAATACCTGTCCAGCATAGAGAAGAGAGCCGGAGGGCGGATCAGTTTGAGGTTCCTGAGACGTTCATCAAGGGGTTTCATGAGGTTGCCTTTGCGATGGCGAGCTTGGCATTGGCTAAGACGCTCTGTGGCATCCCATTCGGCATATCAAGCTCACACCAGTAGGCCAATACCGCGAGTTGATCCAGCAGTTCAGGACTTGCGGCAATGAGGCGGGCCGTGTCACCACGCACTACGCGGATTTGCTCATGCTCAGTGTGTACGGTATAGGATCCCTTGAATGGTCCCGTGCGTGTCCACGGTCCTGCTGTATGCTGAGACATTGGGTTCCCCTCTCAGATCGGCTTATCCATCCTGCCTAATTCAGAGCAGGCGGGAGGGCCGAGCTACTCTAGGCCATAGTCCTTCCGAATCTGGAAAAGCACCGCCTCATCAATCTCGTCCGGCTGTCCTTCCAGCGAACGAATGATGTCCCAGGCTTGCTCCTGGCTCATAAACTCATGGAGGACTAGGACATTCAGACCGTCAACTAGCTTCTGATGGGGTGCATTGGGGATCATGTTGTTCCCTTCTCTCTGCACACTATCGTACACCCAAACCCTTGACAAGTCAAGTAATTGGTCTATAATCCGTCTAGTATGGAAACCGACCTGAAGCTGACCACGTTCCAAACCGACCCCGAAGACCGCAGGATGCTTCTTGAGTTAGCCAAAGCGCAAGACCGTTCTATGTCTGCGGTACTACGGCAGCTCATCAAGGAAGCCTATCTCAAACTGAGCAAGCGTGAAGCAAAGAGTTAGCGCGCTTGCCATTTGGTTGGCCTGGGGTCTCTTCTTTGGGGCGACGATCTACGTTGCTATTCGTTCCCTGAGTTCGGGGCCATGAAAGAACTGTTGCTTCGATTTCTAGCATGGATACTTCCGGGGCCGAGATGTGATGAGGGACCATGACAGACATGGATGATCTGTCTTTCAGGGCGTGGTCGGGCTGGGCGAGGCGAGTCTTGGTATGGCACGGCAAGGCAGGGGCAGGTTTTCCAATTGAGTAAACGTCAACGTAGAGCGCATCGGAAAGTAGAAGAGAAGCCTCAGCATTGGTATGCCGTGTTGAATGAACGCCATATCAGTGCTGAAGTTACCGATGCGCGGGAAGATTTGTCTGCGTTTAATGCGCTGCATTCGGTGCGCCGAATTAGGCATCCATACGCTAGAGTTGATGTAAGTCGGAATCGCATTGCCAAAAAGTTCATGGAGATTACTACTGATCCTGAATCTTGTTTGGTCATGTTGGATACCGATCATTTAATGCAGCATGATCTCGCTCTCCGGTTGATCGAAGACAACATGCCGGTAGTGGGTGCCCTCGCATTCAGGAGGGGGGAACCTTACGACCCCCAGGCTTACGTCCTAGACGGGAAAGACCTCAAGCAACCTATCGAGTGGAAAGCTGGTCTTTTGGAAGTGGACATCATCGGGAGTGCAGCTATTTGTATTCGGCGCAAGGTGTTCATGGAACTGGAGGAGAAGGGCTTTTACTATCCCTGGTTCAGGAATCTCTACGAGGACAATTCAGATACCTTCCTGGGTGAGGATTGGGACTTCTCCCAGAAGTGCCGGGCTGCAGGGATCAAGCTCTACTGTGATATGCGGATCGTCCCTCCCCACCAGGACATTTTGTGGATCGACCAGAAGCCGTGGTTGATGAGGCAGAGTTTGTTGATTCCTGATTCAACAGCACGGATGGGGCCAGAGCCGTGGTTCCAAGAGGACAACTCGAAGTGGGCCGAGCTGAAGGACTCCCATAAAGGCGAGACGTGCATCGTCGTTGGGAACGGCCCCTCTCTCAAGGAGATCCCAGTTAAGTTCCTTCAAAAGCATTCATCCTTCGGGACGAATAGAATCTATGCCATCCGGCACTTAGAAGGTTTTTACCCGACGTACTACTGTTCGGTGAATCCTCTTGTATTGAATCAGTTCGGGGCGGGCATGATCCAGAAGTACAAGGGGAGAGTGCGGAGGTTCTTCCTTGCCTCTAACTACTTGAGAGGGAACCCGATCAAGGAACAGCCCGCGGTGGTCCCTATCCAGTCTTTAGCGGATAACAAGTTCTTCCCTGATCCCACACTAGGACTCTACGAGGGGCACACGGTTACATTCGTCTGTCTCCAGATAGCTTACTGGATGGGCTTCTCTACAGTCCTCTTGATAGGAGTGGATCATCGCTACTCGTTTGAAGGAAATCCGAATCAAGAGCTGGTTGCACAAGGGCCTGACGTGAACCATGCGGACGAGTCCTACTTCTCCGATGGGACGAAGTGGCATGCGCCCGACTTAGAGAAATCGGCCAAGGCGTACCAGATGGCAAGGGAAGCGTTCGAGGCAGACGGACGGAGGGTAATCAACCTGACTCCGAATTCGGCGCTTGATGTGTTTGAGAGGGACGAATGGACAAACTGGGACAAGTAAAAGCCGAGGCGTTTATAAGGTTCTCTGATCGTCTCAAACCAGGAATGGATGAGATGGCAAGGATTCACGATCACATCTTGACTCATACACGGCGGCTCAATATCGTTCTTCCCTTGTGTAAACAGATCATGGCTCCTCTTGATCTTGAATGGCGGTTGTATGTGCTTGAACTGCTGGACATCGTTGGCTCTCTTGCTAGAGACCTAGATGGCATTGGAAACGCCAGTGTCATGTTTGGTGAGGCAATAGTAGAACTGGCAAATGAGGCAATGGAAAACGCCAACGAATGAACACCGCCGTAATCCTCGTCGGCATCAACCAATGGGAGGAGTTCACCCGGCCAGCTATAAGGTCTATTTTGTCCTTTGATCCGGGGATTGAACTCTTCGTGATAGACAACGCCTCCGATCCTCCATATCCCCAAGAGGAGGGAGTGCATATCATTCGATCTCTGGAAAGGGTTTGCTATTCCAGGGCTATCAACTTCGGGATTGCTTCAGCAGATAGTCAACTGGAACCTGACTGGTACGTCATCTTGAACAACGACATTACCGCTACAGGCTCCATTCGGGAGGCCTTAGCCTGGATGACCTCTGATACTTTATGGGGGAATCAGCTCATTACCTATAAGGATTTGAGATGGTTGGGGCTGTGGTTGTTCGCCATCCCCAAAGTGGTGAGGGATAAGGTCGGGCTATTCGATGAGAGATTCGAGGTCTGCGGGTTTGATGATGCCGATTACTGCCTCCGGGCTGCAAAGCTGGGCTTCAGGATTGAGAAGTCATCACTTCCAGTAACACATCATTGGGGGAAAACGAGATGGGGGATTCCTGGTTATGAGGGGATCCGGCTGAAGAACAAAGCCTATCTGGAAGCGAAGCACAACCTCAAGATCGGAGAGCAAGAGGATTGGAGGGTATTCGATTGAGCAACTATAGTGATCCTACTTGGAAGCCCTATGACGTAATTCTCAAAGGTGGATATTCCTCACACGAGGACTGGGTTGAACAAGTGGACAGAAAGTGCCGTTGTGTCTTGCATAACTTTCTTGGAAAATACAATGGAACATATGGTGGATGGGCCGATCCGAGACGCGGTTATTTGGAATCGGAGGAGGATTTCTTACGACGTATTCCAGATGGTTTTTTGAAGTGGCCTAGTGATTGTTTAGGAAGTCACACTCATTTCGATTTTCCCCGGCCATGATTGGCATTGTTCCAGCCGCGGGTAAGTCAGAACGCTTCGGGGGGACTCTCAAGGAACTGCTACCCTACGAGGGTGAATCCTTCCTCCGAAGGACTGTTCGTATTCTGAGGGCAAGATGTGACTACGTTGTAGTGATAACGAATCCTCAGAAGATCGCGGCGCATTCTTGGGAGCTAGCACCCTTCGGGAACGTCTATCTAGTTGTCCAGCAAGGGACCAATCTTCTAGCGGGGATCAAGTCAGTCACTTTAAAAGCAGACTACTATCTCTTTGCAATGCCGGATACCCTCTTTTCAGACTTCCCCAAGGAGATAGATCAGAACAAGTTCCTCATTGGACTCTTCGATACCACCGAGGGGCAGAAGTTCGGAGTATGGAACGGGAGGATCGATGACAAGAATCCCAACAACAAAGGATTATCAGAGAAAGCTTGGGGGCTTCTGGGATGGCCTTATTCGGTGATGCAGATACTTCGTGAGACGTATCTAACGGACCACACCGAGGCTTTCAATCTGGCCCTAGAACTTACTCCCTATGAGACTTTCCAGATGGACTATTACCATGACATAGCTGACTATGAGAGTTACAGAAAGGTCTTGAATGAGCGAGCATAAACATGAATGGCAGATGCGTTATCACACATTCAAGGATGGATGGCCTAGAGCAGTCTGTGTGGCTGAACCGTATGACTGCCATACCGTCTTGGAAGAAGACGAAGTAAACCGCCGCTTGAATGCCGTGGAACATTTCAGCGCCGAAGATGCCAAGTCTATTCATGCCAATGATGATGCTTGTCAGCGTCCTGAATTGTTAGTCTATGCTTCTATTTTGGATGGCGAGGATGTTTGAGCCATACATCCTCACCCACGGCCACAAGAACCTAGACTTCTTCGTAGCTACTTCTCAAGCACAGGAGTGGTACGACCCTCCCAAGCCTTATGCTTTGTTGGAATACGAATGGGTGACAGAGAACATTCCTCTCAAAGGGAAAATAGTTGTAGACGGAGGATGTCATCATGGGCACTACTCATTGGTGTTAGCTAAACAAAGCCCGAAGCAAATTATCATGGTGGATCCTCACATCGCTAATCTGGATGTGGCAGAAGTCAATATGTTCCTGAACTGTCTACACAAGGGAATGAGTCTAAGGTGTGCAGCACTCTGGAATCAGACCGGGAAGATCAACTATGATGGGCAGTCGAATGGGTCTATTTCATTCGGGGAGGGGATAGAGGTAGATTCAATTCGACTAGCAGACCTGAAACCCAAGGTGGTGAAGCTAGACATTGAGGGGTCCGAATACGCGGTAGTCCCCGATGCCTTAGAGAGCTGCAATGTGGACTCATGGATCATTGAGACACACGCAGGAAATCAGACTGAGCCGAATGCACAGGATCATCTAGCCAGGTTGTTGAAGGATGACGGCTATAAGCTGGATTGGATGAACCGAAAAGAGATGCAAGTAGAGCCCTACAAGTTGGGGACAATCTGGCCAAATCACAGCACGCTGTTTGGGAGGCGATGATGATAGAGAGAATGAGGATGCTCGTTTTGCGTCCCAAGAAGTCAAATGCAGTACGACTGATTCCCCAATATCAACTGTGCCGATGGGTTATACCAGTTAAGGGTATATTGATGCGCTTTGATAATCGCGCAAAAGCGGCTCAGGGACTATATGAAAGTTAGCGCCATCACCTCAGCTTACTATGCAGAACCCTACATCGAGGGGCGTATCCTTAATCTCCAGCAGCAGACCCTCCGGCCTCAGATTGTTGTAGTAGCCCAAGAGAAATCCATAGAGGCGAGGATAGCCGAAGGGATGCTAGAGGGAGAGGACGTGCTGATCGACACCCCAAACATACCTAGTATCTACACGGCATGGAACCTAGGCATCGAAGCAGCAAGAGGGGAATACATCACGAATGCGAACAGTGATGATCGACTAGCTGGTTATGCGATTGAATTCTTAGCCTCAGCATTAGACCGGAATCCCAGCCATGCAATAGTCTATGCCGACGTGGACATTGTAGAAGACCTCATGGGAGGCTTTGACTACGCTTGGAGGATAGGTTATTTCAAATGGGCCGAAGGTGGATTCGATGAGCTGATGAAGCACTGCTTTCTAGGGCCGCAGCCGATGTGGAGGAAGTCACTGCATGACAAGTACGGCCCCTTTGACGCCTCATTCCAGAGCGCAGGAGACTACGAATTCTGGCTAAGACTAGCAGCGCACAATGAGACTTTCCACCATCTGAGGGAATCGTTAGGGATATACCTCAAGAGACCCGATCAAGCCGAGGCGAGATTCAACGCAGATGGGACAGCGGGGAGGGAGATTGATCTAGCCCGCCAAAGGTACTCCTAGCAACACTTCTTGCGTTCCCCCAATATCTATGCTAGATTGATAGCGTGACCCCCACGCTTACCGCTAAACAGCGGGCCTTTGTGCTTGAATACGCCAGAGATTTCAATGCCACACAAGCTGCGCTAAGAGCGGGATACTCCAAAAAGACTGCCTATTCAATCGGCCATGAGAACCTGAGCAAACCTGAAATCAAGGCTGCAATAGACCGTGAGTTTGAGAAGCGGTCTCTTGGCCTAGATGAAATCCTAGCAAGGCTGGCTGAACAGGCTACAACCTCCATCGGAGAGTTCATAGTCATCAATCCAGATGGAGATAGGATCGCTTTTGACCCTGAGATGGTAAAGGCAAAGGGACATCTCATCAAGCGCATCAAAGCAGCGACCACGGTGCGCTATTCCAAGGATGGCGACCAATACGAATACACCACACTGAACATTGAACTTCACGATGGACAGAAAGCACTAGAGCTTCTTGGAAAGCACCGAGGAATGGCTACTGAGAGGATCGAGCAGACCGGAGAGGTAATTGTCCGCGTCCAATACGAAAACACCCCTAGAGTTGACCGTCACCCTCAAGAGGCCCCACGACCGTCAATTCCAGTTCATTGAGTCACCCGCCAAACGAAAGATCATCCGTGCGGGCCGTAGAGGTGGGAAGACCACCGGCGCGGCCATCCTTGCGCTCCAAGGTTTCTTACAGGGAAGACGCATTCTCTATGCTGGTCCTACTCAGGAGCAAGTAGATCGCTTCTGGCATGAATGCAAATTAGCTCTTCAAGAAACAATAGATTATGGGGTGTACTACAAGAACGAGACTAAGCACATCATTGAACTACCAGGGACAGAACAACGTATTAGGGGGAAGACAGCTTGGAACGCCGATACCTTACGGGGAGACTATGCCGACCTATTGATCCTGGATGAGTTCCAGTTGATGTCAGATGATGCTTGGAACGAAGTCGGTGCTCCGATGCTTCTGGATAACGATGGAGATGCGGTATTCATCTTCACTCAAAAGAGAGGCAAGCACCACTCCAAGGAACTCTTCAAACGAGCAGCCGAAGACACTACGGGAAGGTGGGCGACGTTCATCTTCTCATCTCTAGAGAATCCTCACCTATCCCGCGTGGCACTCTCAGAGATCGCCACGGACATGACGGAGCAGGCTTACAAAGCTGAAATCCTAGCTGAGGAAATAGACGATGATCCTAGAGCGTTGTGGAATCGTGGGATCATAGACCGAGTGAATAAGACTCCCGAGCTTATCAGAGTGGTAGTAGGAGTGGACCCTCAGGCGACTACAGGACAGACAGGAATCGTGGTTGCAGGAAAAGCCAAGATCGGGGACGAGTATCACGCCTACGTTCTCGATGATGCAACCCCTCCCGCGGGGGTAAAGCCCGCCATCTGGGGGAGTGCTGCGGTGGCCGCGTATCACAAGAATCAGGCGGACAGATTGATAGGCGAGGTAAACCACGGCGGGGACATGGTGGAAAACGTCATCCGTAGTGTTTCAGATGGTTCTGGTGTAGCGTATACTTCGGTCAGAGCTTCGCGGGGGAAGATGGTCCGAGCGGAACCCATCGCGGCTCTGTATGAGAAAGGCCGTGTCCACCACGTGGGAGAACATCCTGAGTTGGAAGACGAGATGTGTAATTGGGTTCCAGGGATATCGGACTGGTCTCCCAATAGAGTAGATGCTATGGTGTGGGCATTAACTGAGTTAATGATCGGCGGGGAGCCGCATTTCGCATGGGCGTAATCAACCTCGGGAAGATCAATGGACAAGACTTCAAAGCAATCGTTTCTATCCCTGGCTGGCAGGCTGATAAGATCTGGGAGAGAGATGAGACTTCCCTTGGTGAACTGGCTAAGATTTACACGGCCTCAGTATGGGCGTATGCGTGCATCACCTTAAGAGCAGACGCCTTAGCAGGGCTTGAGTGGGAGATCACCCCTTGGAATGATGAGGAGAGCCCTCTGAGTGACAACCATCCTCTAGTAACCCTCTTGCATGAAGTCAACCCCGAGATGAACTGGAACGATCTAGCGAGGTCGCTAGAGAACGACATGGATATCTACGGGGTGGCTTACTGGGAGAAAGTACGCGGTGGACGTTCAGGACAACCCAGAGGCTTGATGCGCCTCAATCCCACCACGATGCAGCTCAAAGCCAATAGCACAGGCATTCAGGGATTCATCCAGAGGGTTCCTGGCGCGCAGCAGTACGAGAGACCATTCCAACGGAAGGATGTGGTCTACTTCCGGGAGTACCATCCCTCGAACGACTTAGGGGGATTGTCTAAGCTGTCGGTTGCAATGGCGGCTGCAAGTGCAGGGATTAACACCGCTGAGTACACCGCAGCGTTCTTCAAGAACTATGCCGTTCCCCCGCTAGTCTTCTCCACCGATCAGAACCTTGACGAGTCTACGCTAGACAAATTAGTCGATTGGTGGAGACGTAGATTCTCGGGAAAGAGTCAACAGCACAAAGCAGGTTTCACCACCCACGGGATGAAGCCGAACATCATTGGATATCCCACGAAGGACCTCGCTCTAGGTGAACTTCTGAACGAAGTCCGTAGAGATATCTGTGCGGTCTTCCGAGTCCCTCCTGCGCTCGCGGGCGCGTGGGAGGCAGCGAACTATGCTACTGCCAAAGAACAAATGAGGTTCCTCCAGACAGGGACCATGAAGCCCCGATGTGAGTATTTATCGGGTGTTCTCGAAACGGAGCTATTCCGTGAATTCGAGTTGGGTCTTAGAATGCGCTGGAGATTTGATAAGCTGGATGTGATGGCGGAGGATAAGAAATCCGAGGCGGAGAGACACGGTATCCTAGTAAGAGAAGGGATCGAGGATCCTGTGTCAGCCGCAGAAGAACTAGAAGTTGAACCCGCTAAGGAGCCGAAGCAGAGAGAGTTCCCGGTCTTTGCACAGCAACCAAGATCCAATGGACGTGGGGAATTCCAAGAAGAGATGCGGCAGTTTGAACGCTTCGCCGTGAATCGTGTGAAGAGAGGACAGCCATTCAGGGTCTTCAATACCAGTCATGTTCCTAAGACCCTCAAGAGATCCATAGAGGGACAGCTAGAGCAAGCGAAATCCATTATGGAAGTGAAAGAGATCTTCCATGCGACAAGTGCTTGGGGGGATTATCCTGGAGTAGAAGTACCTCATTACGGCAATGGTAAAGTAGTAGAGGATGGAGACATGGACGAGAAGGCAGTGAAAGCTATCACTGGGGCCATTGAAGGACTGCGAGCTGATATGCAAGCAATGAGAGGCAACGACAGTGGGGACTTCCTAAAGGCAATCCTGGCTCTTATGGCTGGCCGACAAGAAAAGGGCGGGTTGGATGGGTTGACGATCCATACTGATCAAGTGGATTATAAGCCGGAGGTAAAGCTAGTACAACCTCCCGTTGTGGTAAATGTCCCCGAGCAACCAGCCCCTATAGTGAACGTGGAGGTGAAAGCAGCTCCTCCAACAGTCCAAGTAAGTGTTCCTAAGCAGGCTGCTCCGGTGGTGAATGTGGATGCACGCCCTCCGAAACTTACGGGACATAGAGAGCAATCTAAGGTTCGTAGAGACAAGAAGGGTCAGCTCTTGGGACACGATAGTGAGGTAACCTATGACTATGACAAATGAGGAGGAGCTGGACCGCAAGTATGGGAAAGGATTGAATGCCGAAGGAAAACCGCGCGTTCAACAGACGCTTGAAATCCAAAGCAGTACCGTAGGTTTAATCTCACAGATCAAACAAAAGGAGAACGAAGATGGCAAAGATAGTGCATGACGATGTGTTGGATGGTGCTTTCTTGGTTTTGGATGATGCTAACCAGATGACCGCCTGCGGAACTCAGCCCACAACCAGAGCCCAGGCTGTGAGCACCTATTCCTTGGCCTCAACCGCCATGACGCCAACGACCGATTACACCAAAGCAAATGGGACGAGTGGACGCAAGGTCACAATGGCTGCCAAGACTGGCGTTTCTGTTGGCACGTCAGGGACAGCCACGCATGTTGCGTTGGTGGATGCCACCCGGCTGCTCTATGTCACCACCTGCACTTCACAGGCATTGACTTCTGGGAATACGGTTGACTTCCCGGCATGGAAGGTTGAAATCGCTGATCCGACTTAAGGAGGTGCGGCAATGAAAGTCGCTGTTCTCGCGTTCCTGTTACTGTCGGTTGGCTTTGCTCAACCAAATCCTGAACCGCGCTTCGTTGAAGGTGAGATCCTGGTAAAGACTGGGGAAGGGCCAGTCTTGGGCTGGGAGATTCGGCATGTCCCCCCTGGTCAGGAAAAGAAAGAGGTCGAACGGCTGCGAGAGGAGGGACTGGAGGCCGAGGTCAACGGTGTCTGGGAAGCTATTGAAGTAGTCCCGAATGACCCGCGCTGGGTAGAGCAGTATGGTCCTGTGCGAATCAAAGCTCCTCAGGCTTGGGATATCTCCGTAGGTTCAGATGCTGTGGTAATTTCGGTGATCGATACCGGCGTCTTCTGTGGGCATGAGGACATCGCGGGGAAGTGCGTCTCTGGATGGGATTTCGTGAATGGAGACGCAGACCCCAACGACGATCACGGACACGGAACCCATGTCGCTGGGATCGCTTCGGCGGTCACAAACAACAGCGTAGGGATTGCGGGTGTTTGTTGGCTGTGCCGCATCCAGCCTGTTAAGGTGTTGAACTCAGGCGGATCGGGAACATGGGAGGCCGTAGCTTCTGGAATCGTTTTCGCCGCGAATAATAGCGCGGACGTGATTAACATGAGCCTGGGAGGATCAGGCTTTTCCCAACTCGTCCAGGATGCAGTGATCTATGCCTACGGACAGGGAGTGCTGATCTTCGCTGCTGCGGGGAATACGGGCGGAGAAGGAGTCCTCTATCCGGCCAAGTACGAGCAGGTGATCGCAGTGGCTGCTACGGATTCCTTGGACAACCGGGCATCGTTCTCGACGACTGGCCCAGAAGTAGAACTGGCGGCTCCTGGAGTATCGAATCTCTCCAGCGTTCCACCCTATTCCTGTTCGCTCTGCGATCCTTCTGGCTACCGCATTCTTTCAGGAACTTCGATGGCGACCCCGCACGCGGCTGGAACTGGAGCCTTGCTGTTGAGCTTCCGATCCACGTTGACGAATGCCGAAGCTCGCCAAGTTCTGCAGCTCACCGCAATAGACAAAGGGGAGGCCGGGCGCGATAGATTCTACGGGTTCGGCTTAGTGGACGCTTATGCCGCGCTGATCTTCGGGGGAGAATTCCCAACTCCTACCTTGGAGCCAACCGAAACATCAGTTCCTACGGATACGCCTGTTCCTACTCTCACTTCTACGCCCGGTGATGGGACGGCTTTATGTGGGAAGTACACAGGCGGCTTCTTTATGCTCCCCGCAGGTTCTCCTTACTATCTGATTTGCGATGTAGATGTGAAGGGTGGACTCACCGCAGATCGGGTGGAAATTCAACTGCGAGGCTTCTCACTCAGTTCGACAGGGACATTTTTCCATGATGTGAGGATGACACCGTAGGATGGCTCATCCCGCTAAAGAGGCTCGCGACCGAGCGCAATTAGCGTGGCCTGGAGCTACGGTTGTTGAACGACGCCGTAACTCCATAAAGCACCAAAACCCCCTCAATCCAAACAAATTCATGCTAGACCTTGGAATCGGCCCGATGCACTTCGGGCCTTCCGAGAACCAGGAAATCAACACAGCTTGGCAGCCTGGGATAGCCCCTTGGGACTTCCAGATGACCCAGGCGGGCTACAACGCCTTCGCCCTCTCCAATTTCTCCTCTGGTCAGATCGTCAAGTACGTCCATCCTGGGAGCGGAGAGAGCATTGCCTTTCAACCCCAGCAACTCCAATACACCAATGACCTAAATCAGATTCAAGCGATTGCCAATCCGCAGTCTGTGGGCGCGGTCGTTCAGAACGAGGATGTCCTGTTCTGGCAGGGGGCCTTCGGAGCGGGGATGGACATCCGCTGGCAGGCGCAGACCGCGCGGTTGGATAAACGGCTGGTGGTGGATCAGGCCTCTAGATGGCCGACTCCCACGGCGCAGATCATTGCGGGCGGGAATCCGGTCGCTCGGCTGCAGTTCATCTTCCAGGTTTCAACCGGCATCGACATCTTCGTCAACGGCGTCCTGTGGACGCGCCAGCCCAACAGCATACGGGATACGCAGACCTATGTGGAGTTCCGGCTGCAGGGGACGGGGGAGGTCCTGTGGAGCTTCAACCTGCCGCGATCCAACGCTGCGCCGGTCGAGGATCAGGACCCGGATGAGTTGCTGGGGACGTTCAGGCTGCGCAGAACCGGGCCCAACCTATTCGTGGAGCACCGAATCCCGATTGCATGGCTTCAGGCCGCGGATTATCCGATTGAAATCGATGTGACGATTGACGAGAGTGTTGGTCAGTCCTCTGATGACGCCATCCAGGTTTTCGATGATAGCGTTTCTATAACTGACACCACTATGTTAGTGGATAGCACAACCGAGCACGTCGGTCTTCGATGGACAACGGTTGGTGTTCCTAGTGGTGCAACTATCGATACTGCATGGATGAGCATCTTCATCTATGGCACGGTCAATGATGAACCACAACATCAATTGCGCGGCCAACTTGCGGCGGATGCAGGCACGTTTACTACAGGAACAAATGATATTGATGGGCGGTCTCGAACGACCGCGTCGGTACAGTGGAATTCGACCGATCTAGGTGCCACCAGCGGCCAGGAATGGAGATGGGGAGCGCCTAATGGAAGTCCAACTGCGGGCGCTGAAATCAAAGGCATCATTCAAGAAATTGTTGACCAAGGAGGCTGGGCTCAAAACAATGCACTTGTTTTGATCTACGAACAGCATACATTATCTTCGTCGCGAGATTTGAGCACTATAGCTTATGACAATGGCTCTTCTTATGCAGCCAAGCTCCACATCGAATACACCGCGGGAGCAACACTGGTCATTGCTGATGGCGCACATGCTCATAGTGCAGAAAATGTAATCCTCACACAACATCATGTCCTCGCAATCCAAGATGCCTTACACGCTCATTCTGCTGAAAATGTCTCCCTAACTCAGCATCACATCCTAGTCACTCAAGATGCCCTTCATGCACATTCCGCCGAATCTCCAACCTTGGCGATTCATCACATCCTGGTTATACAGGATGCCTCGCATTCGCATTCGGCTGAATCCTTAGTCCTCATTCAACATCATGTACTTGCAGTCCAAGATGCCTCGCACGCGCATACGGCTGATAACATCACGCTTGTCCAGCATCATGTCTTGGTCGTTCAAGACGCCTCACATGGACATACTGCCGATAATCTCATCCTCGTCCATCATCATATCCTCGTCATTCAGGATGCAATTCATAGTCACACTGCAGACAATCTTGATCTAGTCCAACATCTGACGCTGGCGATTCAGGATGCCAGTCATTCTCATACTGCCGAATCCCTTACGCTCATACAGCACCATGTACTGATTGTTCAAGATGCTATTCATGCGCACTCCTCCGAATCTCCTACTCTCATCCAGCATCACGTACTCGTTATCCAGGATGCGTCTCACGCGCATTTAGCGGAGACGCCCACGCTCGTTTATCACTATGTTCTTACGATCCAGGATGCTCTACATTCCCACACAGCAGAGAACCTGGATCTGGTTCAACATCACGTTTTGACTGTTCAGGATGCCCTGCATTCGCATACCGCCGAGAACGTTGTATTCATTCAGCATCACGTTTTGGCGATTGAAGATGCACTGCATGGACACACCGCCGATAACGTTGTTCTGGGTGTAGCGGGTGTCCTGGCTATTCAAGATGCCCTACATTCCCATACAGCAGAGAATATCGCCCTCATTCAACATCACGTCCTTGCTATTCAAGACGCACTACATTCACATTCCGCCGATAGCTTAGTCCTCATTCAGCATCATCTCCTGGCGATTGCAGACGCGCTACATGCCCACATTGCGGATAGTTTGGTCCTTGTCCAGCACCATCTGTTAGCCATTGCTGATGCTTTACATGCGCATTCGGCTGAGAACCTCACTCTAACCCAACAGCACGTTCTGGCTATCGCTGATGCTCTCCATGTCCATTTGGCAGATAACATCACCTTGGGCGGGCCTGCAGTCCTGGTAATTCAGGACGCCCTCCATGCTCACTTGGCGGATAATATCATTCTGGGAGGGGTGGAAGTCCCAGGCGGAATCCTTATCTCAGACCTCATCCGCCGCAGGAAAGAGGAGTTCGTATTCACCCCGGACGAGGAAGAGGTCTTCATGGTGGCGATAGAATGACCGATAGGGAATTCTGGATGATAGTACGCAGAGCCCTGTTGATGCTTGTGCGTGCCATTGAACGTAGATACAATATGGGTTCCTATGAAACAGATACCGCTAACTCGAAGTAAATTCGCTCTCGTAGATGATGCTGATTATGAGATGCTTTCACATCATCTATGGTGTGCTATACGTCCTAGGAACATTTGGTATGCCATTAGAGGACGCAAAAAAGAGGATAGTCCAGGTCCAAATCACGTATATATGCATAGAGAACTGTTGCCAGATTCGAAGATAATAGATCATATAGACGGCAACGGTTTAAACAACCAGAGAGACAATTTGCGGGCTACGACCAACCAAGAAAATTGTCTGGCCCATGTGAAGTTGAGCAGTGCTAATACTACTGGTATCACCGGGGTTTATAGGCACGGCCAGACTCAATGGACGGCCAAGGCGTCTATCAATGGAAGATTAACCCATCTTGGCGTATTTGACCAGTTTGGTGACGCAGTAAAGGCGCGCAAAGAAGCCGAACTGTTGTATTATCTTAGATAGCTGCCCCTTCGGGGTCCGCATTCCAGGCCGCCGCAACCGCGCCCGCCTTTCCAGAGGTGGGCGTTTCGTTTGTGGCAGAATTACCGGACAGGATGGACTGGGAGGCTGATCTAGGCAAGGAATTGGCTAGGCTACTCAGAGCGCAGATGGGCGGTCTTCTTGAAGAGCTGGGAGATCCACCGAACATTAACAACGTGTCCCCTTCTTTCTGGAGGGAATCGGGAGAGGAGTTGCAAGCGGCCCTCAGCCGCAACTTTCAAGGCATCTATATCTCAGCAGCTCAACAGATACTCGATGCTCAACCTATTGGAGTGGATTGGGGGATTGTCAACCAGAATGCAGCAAACTGGGCTAGACGGTATTCATTCGATCTCGTCACTGGAATAACGGACACCACCAGGAGGGCAATTTCAGATGCGGTGACAGCGTTCTTCGAGAGACAACAAACAATTTGGGATTTGAGGGCTGTCCTTTCGGAGATTTATGGACCTGTAAGAGCGGACATGATCGCGGCGACTGAGGTAACAAGGGCTGCGGTGCAAGGCGAGTTAGGAATCGTGGATGAGTTGAGGGGGCAGGGTGTACAGATGATCGGGATTTGGAGGACTTCGGAGGATGAACTTGTGTGTCCTTTGTGTGGTCCTCTGGCGGATAAAGAGGAGGGGGATGGGTGGAATGAACCTCCTCCTCGACACCCGAGGTGTAGGTGCTGGTTGTCTCATGAGTTTGTAGGAGTAGCAGTTGGCTGATGTAGGGATTCATATTGAGGGCTTACCAGAACTGCAGAAGATCATGCAGAAAGTGGGTTCTCTACAACCAGTGAAGACTGGTCTTAAGAGTGCGGCCCTATACGTGAAAGGACAGATTGCCAAGTACCCTCCCGTTTCACGGAGGCCACAGCCTTTCGTATCTGATCTACAGCGGAGAGGCTTCTTTGCGAAGCTGAACAGTGGGGAGATCGACGTTCCTTACAAGCGAGGAATTTCGTCCAAGTCTGAGAGGTTGGGGCAGAGTTGGACAATACAGGCAAGCAACGGGGGGTTAACTCAGACGGTAGGAAGCGACACATCTTATGGACCATTGGTGCAGGATATCGGTAGGCAGACTCGCTATCATCGGGAAACGGGCTGGAAAACAATACAAGAAGTCAAAGAACGGGCAACCCTTGAAGTAAGCCTCATCGTGAAGGACGTTGTAGATGCGGCACTGGAGGGAAAGTAATGCCTGATCCAGGAGCGAATGAATCACAAGACGAGTTCATGGAACGATGCGTTCCCATGATGATTGATGAGGGACGAGAGCAGGATCAGGCAGTCGCTATTTGTATGTCGAAGTGGGAGAAGAAAAGCATGAGACAACCAGGCCCTATTACGATCAAGTCACAGACGGATACCGAGGCCGTTGTTGCGGGTTACGGTGTGGTCTTTGGAGGGAAGGACCTCGAAGGCGAGACCTTCACCAAGGATACGGAGTTAGAACTTGGATACGTCCCTATCAAGAGCATCTTCTACGACCACACCCTAGACGCGAAAGCTAATGGCTCTCTGGGTAAGACGCTCTCCGAAGATATCGACGATGTAGGGGTCTGGGTGGAAGCCCAGATTGACCGCTCCAAGGATTACGCCAATGCAGTTCTGGAGCTTGTGGGACAGGGGATTATCGGGTTCTCTTCGGGGACTGCTTCCCATCTAGCCCGAAGGAAGAACGGGAAAATCCTGCGCTGGCCGGTGGTGGAATACTCGCTCACCCCAACCCCGGCAGAACCACGCACATTGGGGGTGAGCCAGATCAAAGTGCTGTTCGATGCTGCTGGACTCCAGATGCCAGAGGCGTTCAATGAGGCCGATGAGGCGAACGCGGCGGAGAAGTCTAGTAGTAAGACAGAATCGGTACAAGAATCCAAATCGAAAGAGAGGAAACCAATGGACGAGGAAAAGCCCTTGGTGGATACCAAGGCAATCGCGGACATGGTTGTGGCTCAGATGAAAGCTGAGTCTGAAACCAAGGCCGCAGAAGAGGTTAAGTTCCAGGCACGCTTGACCGAGGAAAAGAAGAAATGGGAAGCCGATCTCCCCGCCTGGGCGGGCGGCTTCAACCTCATGAAGATCGCGGAACCAGGAAGCGATGTGGGAGGCAATAAGGCTTTCCGTCACTGGCTCCGCACCGGAGACCGCGTTCCCTACGGGAAGGTCTACGCTGAAGCGGCCAAGAACCAGATCGAGGTGAACGACGATCTATCTGAGGTGAAAGCTGCTCTCCAGGGACAGACCGATGCGGAAGGTGGTTATCTGGTCCCGGATGATTTCTTTAACAATGTCGTCGCCAAACGGGACGACATGAGCGTCATCCGGCGCGCGGGCGCGACGGTCATCCAGACTTCTCTGGATAGAGTGCTGATCCCGACCGAAGGTACCTCGATGGCGAAGTTCGCCATCACTGCTGAAGAGGCAGCGGTAAATGAGGACGAACCGACGTTCGGCCAGGCCATCGCGGTGGTTTACAAGGGGACCAAGCTAGTGAAGATCTCTGAGGAACTGATGGCGGATCAGAAAGCGAACCTCGATCCATTCCTGACCAATGCTTTTGCTCGGGCAGAGGCGGAGTGGGAAAACTACTACTTCGTTTCGGTTGGGACTGGAACCTCTCAGCCGCAATCTGCTTGGTATGCTTCTGGTCTAGGCGTTACCGCGGCAGGAACCAACGCCATCACCGCGGCCAATATAAACACCCTGATCTATTCCTTGGGTGCGTCGTATGCCTCAAGTCCTTCCGTGGCGATGGTCTCTAAGCGTGCGACTCAGGGTGCGATCTTTGCCCTGACCGGAAACCCGTTCCTGTTCCAGGCTACCCCCTCGGGTAATGCTGTTGGGACGGGAGATCAGTTCGTCCGTAGGATCGACGGAGTTCCGTTCTACTCCGATGAGACCATGCCTGCCATGACCACGGGGTTGAAGCCGGTCTTGATTGGCGACTTCAGCTACTACTTCGTGGCCGAACGAATGGGTCTGATGGTGCAGCGTCTAGTCGAGCTGTACGCAGGCAATGGGCAAATCGGCCTCTTGGCGAAGTTCCGCCGAGGCGGAGTTGTTGGACAGGCCGAAGCGTTCAAGCATCTGTTGCTGAGCTAGGAGGCCGACATGAGCCATCTAATCACAGCAGATGCGAAGTTCAAAGTGGCCGCGGTTGCCAATCTGGCAACTGCGGGCGGATGGACTCCAGTTGAGGTCGATGCGACTGGTTTTGATCGGGCATGTTTCGTCGTCCAGAGAGGCACTCAGACGGGTGGAACCAAGAATACCCTGAGGACTAGTCTCTACCATGCCGGTACGACTGCAGGAACCTATGCTCTCGCATCGGGCACTTTAGGGACGATGGCGAACACTACCTCGAACAAAGCCTATCAGTTGGAGTTCAGCATTAACGCTTCCAAACCCTTCCTGAAGCTCTATGGAACGGGGGGCGGAGCCGGGACAGCAACGATGGCCTGTGCTGCTGTGGCTATTCTGTATCGGGGAAGTCGAACGCTTCCTCCGACCCAGGATGTCACCGTTAAGCTGGCCTAACCTTCAAGGGGGCGGGGGGAAACTCCCGCCCCCAAGGAGCATCCTATGAAACGAGTGAAGGCTAAAGTAGGGATCCAGGGTAACGGATGGGCCATCGACGCTGGGGAAATACAGGACTGGGGCGATGACCGCGCTGCTCTGTTTCTAAAATCGGGCGACGTGGAACTGATAGAGGACCTGAACCAGAAAGTTGAGGAGCCTCCCAAAAAGAAAGCGGGTAGACCGAAGAGGTGACCTACACTTCATCGTCTCTGGTCAAGGCTTACGTCGGTGCGTCTGGGACAGCCGATGATACTCTCATCGGGAATTTGGTCACGTATGCCCAGAAGATTGTAGAGACCTACACAGGACGAGTCTTCGACGGGACTTCTACAAGCACAAGATACTTCGATGCGATAGAGGATGTGGAAGATCGGAAGTTGTATTTCGATGAGGATGTATTCTCTATTTCTACGATCTACAATCGGGCGGATGCCGGGGCAGGATCAGAGTCTATCGGAACGTCTTCCTATGTCACCATTCCCAGGAACTATAAGCCTTACTATGCGATAGAGTTGCTTTCTTCAGCGAACAAGGAGTGGGACTACCAGGACGATCCTGAGACAGGAATTCGGGTTACAGCCTCTTGGAGATATTCTGAGACTGCTCCATCGGATATCGTGCAGGCGACCACTCGGTTAGCGGCTTTTCTCTACCGGCAGAAGGATACAAGCTCCGATCTGGACCGTCCTCTACTCACAGATTCAGGAGTGACTATCCTTCCCTCTCAAGTTCCGCATGACGTGAAGCAGATGCTCGAACCTTATCGCAAGAGGTTCGTGAAGGCGTGACATTAACAAGCTACAACACTTTCATCAACAATCTGGCGGACCTTACCATTACGGGAGTCAAGAGATACTTCGATGGTCCTCCTGCTGGAGTAGAAACAGCAGATCTTCCTTGTGCGTTTCCTAGAGCTGTGGAAGGAGAGGAGGGACCATTAACTGTACAAGCATCGGGAGGCTGGCCGACATTCAGAGGACAGCTTGTGGTCATAGTAGAGCCGACAGCTCAGGATACATCTCCTCTGAATCACGCCAAAGTAGTGGATCTGGTGGATGCGATCTCCACCTCTTTGAGAGCTATCACACCCACGAATGCCAAGATGCTGGGGAGGGGACCGATCAACTGGACCGTAACACTGTCATCGAATGAAGTTGTAGGCGAGCGGCAATATTGGGCGCTCGTGACCACGGTGGAGGGACATGGCTAAGAAACGCTATATCGTAAAGGCAGACTTTCTCGCTTTCCCTGATAAGAACGTCCATCAAGGAAACGAGATCGAACTGGAGGCGACCAATCCAGGAACCAAGGTTCTTTTGGAAGCGGAAGCCATTGAAGAAATCAAGGCATCCAAGAAGGAGGAAGAGAAGTGACACAAACGACAGGTGGGATCAGCTTCGTCAACGCCAAGGTGGAATACGGGACTGGGAGTGGGTCGTTCACCGACATCTCGGGCTGGGCGAACACCGTTGAAGTTGCAGGTGGTGAACGTCTCGCGGGTGAAGTTTATACCGCCGATGGAGATACGGGGATTGTGACCTTTGGAAAGCGCGCCCCAGTGGATGTTGCTTATACCTGTGTCTTCACCGAAGCCGCCGCTGATCCATTCTCAAAGTTCGTTACATATCATCAGGCCGCGGACGGTACCCAGATCAGGCTGCGCTGGAGTCCGCAGGGTGGTGCAGGGACTGGAAAGATTGCCTTCACCGGAACGGGGAAGATCACCGCTGCGCCGTGGTTAGGTGGGGATGCTGCTTCTCCTGATCCTCTAACCTTTTCGTTCACGATGAGGACTGCTGAACTTCTGAAAGGCGTGACCGCATGAGGCTGGAGCATAAGTCCTTGGGTGTCTCTGCGGAGCTTCAAGACGAGCTTCTGCAGAAGCATGTCGAGGCTTACTTTGAAGCCCTGCGCGAACTGGGAGGGGAGAAGTATTTCGATCAGTCTACCCCTCAGAGACTAGGGAACTTTGTGCGAGCCGCTTGTCAGGCAGGCATCTTGAATACTGTCCATGCTGAAGACGTAGATGGTATGAAGCCTGCGGCTGTAGCATGGCTTGCACAGAAGCTAGATAAGCACATCGCAGAGGCATTAGAAGTCCCCCCGGAATGATCCGGGCGACGGTGCGGTACGCCGATGGTAATGGTGCGCCGCCGCCCGAACTCTCCCGTCTCTTCA